TCAAGCTTTTTTAATTATTATGCTATCACCCTCAAGTGATATCAATACCTCTCTATCTTCTATTGTTAAACCCAGCGCATTGACAAACTCTGGCGGCAACGTAAGCCTCGCCATAATGGCACCTTTGCTTGCTGTACCTCCCGGTTTATTAAAAAGTATCTTCCTTTTTACTTCCATTATTAGACACCTCCATGCTTACAGAATACGCTATTCGTACAAATAAATCAAGTTAATTTTACAATTCGTACGAATTGCACAAATTTCATTCGTACGAATTAGTAGATATGCCTATTGTATTATTCGTACGAATAATTTATACTAACATCATAAGGAACAACAAATAACAAATGGAGGTTGAAGATATGATGTTAGAAGAAGCGCAAGCCCGATTGAAGAAAGAGAAAATCAACACACAAGACCAACTTTGGGCGATAAATTCACTTTATATTCTTCTTGACTTACACAAAGATGATTTTTGCAAAATCATTGATGCAGTTGGACTTGAAACCCTGATCAAGAAGCAAAGCCATTATGAACGTCTTAACCGTGCTGAACAGGAATTGACAGCAAAAGAAAGATACTTAAGCGCGAAAGCACGATTAGAAGAACTCGAAAGTGAAAAATCAGATCTTGAACAAATTGTCTCTGGGTATAAGCCCATATAGTGACTAGGGTTTCCGGTCATCCTTAAACCGGAACAAATCAAATGGAGGTAATTATGGCCGAAGCAAAAATTATGAAAGTCCAGTTTAAGTATAGCATTCCCGGTTATTACAAAAATCAAGTTTATAGGCAGAAAACAATGCAAATGGAAATTCCAACAGATGATTACGGTTTTACATTACCCGGGAAACTGTCTGAAAATATCACTCAATGGCTCAGAGAGAATGTAGATGTTCGTGCAGTATTGATATGGCACAGGATAATAAATTAAATACCACGCTGGACCAGCGGCATGACGGGCGGAAAGAGGACGATATGACAAAGAGAGAATATGAAAGATGTACCGATTTGATGAATGACGCTCTAATCCATGCGAAGCGATCAGAAAGATACTATTCTGAATTAAGAGAAAAGAAGCTTTCCGAAACTGATAAATATATCAAGGAGCTGAACGGACAAAATGATTTAGGCTATGCGCAAGGAATTAACCAGGCTCTTGCTATAATAGGTTTTAAGCATGAGCGGATGAAGGAATTAAGTAAACTTATATAGTCCGGCAAAGGCAGAAAGGAAGGGTTTATGAAACTGATACCTACGTTTATTGATGGAAATTTCCACGGCCATGATACCATTAAGGAAATTATAAGCCTGAGAGATGAAGGCTATGAAATAGCATGCACAAGGCAGAAGGATCAACAGGCAGATCACATGGTGTACTGCCACTACGATTTAACCGAAGATGGAGAGATTCGCACGGTATGGTTATACACCGGCATGGCAATGACGGATGAAGAATTTGATAGAATAGCAAATATGAAACATGCTTACATCGGTGCAATACACAAATTAAAATAGCCCCGTCTGATGATGGCTGTCTGGGCGGCAGCCGAAACCGATCCGCTTGGACCGGTCACGGGAACCCACGGCATAGAGGATAAGCGCCGCCTCTTTTATTATAGATTGTACATTGATAATTTAACCTGCTATACGCTTTGTATTTGTCTGCTCTATAAAGGCTTTTATCTGATCGTAGCCCCATCCGCAATCAACAAGACCGCTTACCATGTTTTCCATTGACTGGATGGCCTTTAACTCATTCGCGGATAGGTAGTCCCTGAGATTATCTCGTTTTGATATCCCATGTTTATCTCGCAATTGATTAGCATTCATACTGAAAAGCACTTTATATATACAGTTCGTGTATGTGGAGTAAGCATGTCCATGCATCCGGTCATTCTCGGTTGATTGCTGTAGCGCCTTTGTAAGTGATTGCCGCACAGCAATGCCTTTTTCTCTTTCGATCAGTTTGCTGGTGAGAAGTTTCTCCATGGCATTAAACTGCTTAATGTATCCCTCTTTGAATTTCATTGCTTTCGCACCATTATACCCAAAAGCGAGCATGGTAAACCCGTCTCTTGTCATATGGTACATTGGCTGCTTTTTGTTCTGGGAGTTGATATAGTAGGACTCTCCAAAGTTGGCGAGTCTAAATTCTTCGCTGCATTCAAGCTCCCTTATGTCTCTCAATACCTTATCGTGATTTTTCTCAAACGTATCAGCCACATCTAGGCTGCTTACTGCGGTTACCTCTTCTTTGTTAATCTTCGCGATTTCTACTAACATAATTCAACATTCCTTTCTGATGCTTTATTTTTTCACATAATAAAAGCGCCTGGTTATCCCAAGCACTAATTCGATAATATTACTTTATCACGAATGTATGTCCTCGAAGTGGTCATTTAGCAAGGCTTTTGATTGTAGACGCGCCTGCCGTATACCCCCAGGTAGTAGACCAATCCCAGCCCTTGGAATCGGCGTACGTCAGGATGGCAATCCTGGTCTTTTGGTCAAATATACCCGTAACGGGCACCTTTAATCGCTCCTGGAGCCATTTAATGTCCTGTGGTGGGGATGTCTTTGTAATCGGAGCTACCGGGACGTACGCCTCCGGCACATATTTAATACCGGCATACTCACACACTCCCCTGGCGATCTCCTGGGCACTCTCCAACCAATAAGCCGCGTTGGCCATCATAGTTGTAGCTTCGTGTAGGTTGGTCATAAATGCAAGCTCCACGAGGATGGCAGCCTTGGTATCCAACGCATTACAATTGCACATTGCCAGCGCTTGCTTATTCACTCCACGGTTTGTTTGTTTGGTGCCTCCTGCAAGGTGCTTAAGGACGGTTTGAGCCAGCTTTTCTGATTGCCCGGCGTATTTATCGTGGATGTAGATCCCGACCCCCTGGGCGCTGTTAAAGCTGTTTCCATCCCCATAAGCATTAAAATGGATTGATATGCTGTAATCACAGTTGGACTTGGCTATGACTCGCTGCCGATCCGTCAGGGCGGTGTCCGGATCATCAGTGGCATTGCTATCATTAAAGCCGGTTTTAACTACCTCGAAACCACAACGCTGCAGCTCTGCGACTAACAGGGAGGCTACGCCGACATTGGCATAATGTTCCCGATACTGCTCACCCTTTTTAATGTCAACCTTACCATCCTGATCGATATCGATAGCAGCCGGAAGAGGTGGCGTCCTCTTGCCGGCCGTGTTCGTTCCATGTCCTGCATCTACATTAATTTTCATTTCACATCCTCCTCTGCTTTGCTTTTTAACATGTCAATGGCATTCTTTAATATTGGTGGGTACTTCATTCCCATAAGGCCACCATTTTCAAGGATAGACAGGGCTTCATTTGCAACAAATCCAATGACCACTGCATTTCTTATAATTTCTGTCCCGGTGAGTTTGTCAACCTGGGCAGCGATCAGGACATACAACAAGATCATGCCCTTTTTGCATAACCCCTTAAACCCAGCCTTGCTCTCTAGGGCTCCATTTTCGGTTTTGGTTGACTTCTTGAATACTCCTGCTACAACCAATCCTGTAATATAATCAACTGCCATAAATAGAGCCAGTGTCTGCAACGCCATGTCCCACCCCCCAAGTAATTGAGCAAGAAAGCTCCCTATTAGTCCGATACCTGCAAATATAATATTATGTTTCATATTTTTCTCCTTCCTTTACGAATCGGCTGTTTACTGCGCCTGGGCTGCCAACAGCGCCCTGATCTCCTTGAGCTCAACCACCATGGCATCGGTCGACACCTCAATGGTGTAAGTACCAGCTTCATAGTCTCTCCTGATTGACTTAAGCCCTACGCCGTCCAGGTAA